ATCTTGACGCAAACCCAAGCATATTGAAATGGGCAAGTGAAGAAATATTTGTACCATATAGACATCCACTTACAAACAGAATAAGCAGATACTTTCCAGACTGTTGGTTGCGATACAAGAACACTAAAGGTGAGGTAATAGAAACAGTATGGGAAATCAAACCAAAGAAACATACTGTACCACCTAAAGTGCCAAAACGCAAGACCAAGACGTGGAAGTATAATGCAGAGCAGTATGTTATCAATGACGCAAAATGGAAGGCATGTAAGAAGTATTGCGATAAAAGAGGTTATAGTTTTCAAATCATTACAGAGGATGTACTTAAACATTGGTCAACGATATCCCCATTATAACATATAAATAGTCGTATGGGAAGTTTAGCAGAAAAATTAAAACAACAACTATTTGGCGTAGGTAAGCCATCTGTTCAGAGTAGTGCGCCTATTCGTAATAGTAGAGGTAAGAATTTCTCAAGCACAGATCCTTTTGCTGATACAGAAAATAACAAGTATGCTTATGGTACTCTAAGATATCCAGAAAATTTAGGCACAGAGGAATTTGGTCATTACTTACTATTTCATATATTTCAAGTATCACAAAGTAAGTATGTTGGACCACAGAAAGAAACAGAAGAAATAGAGTTATCATCATATGGCATGGGTAATCTTAAATTTAAAAAAACAAATGAGTTTGCAAAAGCAGAACACAATTTATTCTCACCAAATCTTAGATTTGAAAATAGTGGAGATATAAACACTATTACAAGAGATACAAAAGATGAAGCAGGTGGTAGTATTAGTCGTGCATTAAAAGAAAAAGGTAAGTTTGTTAGATCATCAGATACAATTGCTTTGTATCTACCACCAAATATAAAACAAAGTGTAAACGTAGGTTATAAGAAAAGTGAAACAGGACTTGCTGGTGTCTTAGGTGCAGACTTAATTGGCGCAGGAAATGTAGATGATTTACTTAATAAACTTAGTAGTCAAGGCACATTTGATACATTAAGAGACGCATTAGTAGATACTGTGGGTGTTAAATTCGCAGCAGGCGTGACAGATTTAGTTACAGGTGGTGATTTAGAAGGTGTTGCTCGTAAAGGTATGCAACGAGCATTGAATCCTGCGTTAGAGGCAATATTTCAGAGTGTAGACCTGCGAACATTTGCGTTTAACTTTCGATTTACACCAAGAAGTCCATCAGAACTAGCACAAGCAGACGCAATAATCAAGTTATTTAAGTTTCATATGTTGCCCGAGAGAGTACAAGGGCAAAAGATAGGTCGCCACTTAATCTTTCCAAGTGAATTTGATATACAATACATGTATCAAGGCACAGAAAATACATGGTATCCTTTTGTTAAAACAAGTGTACTAGAAAGTATTAGAGTAGACTATGGACCCGGTGGAGAAAGTCAACACTATAGACCTAACGAAGATGGTAAACCTGCGCCTACTGAAATGAATTTAACATTAAACTTCGTAGAAACAGAGATTATAACAAAAGAGAGCGTAGTAGAAGGTTATTAATGAGTTATTTCGAGAAGTTTCCACTCTATCAGTATGATATAAAAGACAATCAAGATAGAACACTTATAACAGATATTGTGCGCCGTGTCAACCTTAAAAGTAATGCGAGAACAAATACACTAGTCTTTGATGAATACAACGTCAAAGATGGCGAACAACCAGACATAGTGGCAGACAAGTATTATGGTGACCCAATGTTGCATTGGATAATTGTCACAGTAAACAACATAACATCCCGTTATGATTGGCCGCTAGATCAAGCCACATTATCTAACTATGTGAATGATAAGTATAGCAATCCAGATGGTATTCATCATCATGAGATTAATGCGACTAGTGGCGATACGACAAAGAAACTAATTGTATCTAGCGATACTGATGGTGCGACAGCTGTGACCAACTATGAGTTTGAACAAACAGAAAATGATAACAAAAGACGCATTAGGTTATTAGACCGTGCATTTGTGGGACAATTTATTTCAGAATTTGAAACACTTATAGAAAGATAAGCATATGGCGTATGAATTGCAGTTTGCAGGTGATTACTCATTAGAGAATATATTAGTTTATGGTGCCAGCACGCAAGGTGAACTTGATATCAAACCCCTTCTCATGGAATTGAATGTCTATGAGAGTATATTTTCCCCTAATATCAGTGGTTCTTTAACAATTGTAGATAGTGCGAATCATCTACAAAATGTGCCTTTTAAAGGGCAAGAAGAATTAGAGTTTAAGTTTGGAATCCCAGGTAAAGACAATGAGATGATAGACTTTACAAGACACCGTGTTCGCATTACAAAGGTAAGTAATGTAGTCAGAACACAGGAAAGACAACAAGTCTATACACTTAATTTTACATCTAGAGAAACATTAACAGACTTACGCACATCATTACATAAAAAATTTTCAGGTAGTGCAAGTGATATTATCATAGACGTGCTTCAAAATAGTATTAAAACAGACAAGGCATTGAGTATAGAAGACGCAACAGAAACATTGACATTAACAGGTAATCGCATGAAACCTTTTAAGTTCTGTAATATAGTCGCCAATAAGGGTAGTAGTATGACAGAGGATGATGATCAATTATACTTCTATGAAAATCATAGAGGATACAATCTTTCTTCCTTATCAAAACTTGCAAAAGGTGAACCTAAGTTTATCTTCTATCAATCAGAAGGTCGTGGAGAACGTAAAGACACAAAAGCAGACATGGAAAAGATACTCAACTATCGAGTTACAAAGAATCAAGACTTATTAATTCATATCGCAACAGGTCTCATTAATTCAACACAATACACTTACGACATCAACACGAAATCATACGTTAAGACAGAGCACAGATACTTCGATAAGTTTACAACCACACCGCATACCGCCGATAAACCTTTTCCGATATACACGACACAACCCGAGAGCGCCGATGGAAAGATACTAGATGATTTCACCTCGTCAGTCACCAACGTCAGCACAAAGAACAGTTTTCTTCATACATCTTCGAATACAGATACAGCTGATTACTCTAATACGACAAGTAAGGATCAGAGTAGATTGTATAGTCGTCTGAATCATGACGCATTGACTGTGAACGTCTCCGTACCTGGTAATAGTAATATCGCTGCAGGAGATACAGTAGAGCTTAATCTACCCTCTTTAGAACCAGTGAATAAATCATTTGAGAATACCTATGATATCTTTCAGAGTGGCAAATACATAGTCACGAATGTAGTACACACAGTATCACCCACGAACTATATAACCACCTTTGATTGCTGTAAAGATAGTGTCAATAGTGCCTATCAGACCAGTTCAGAGCCTATCAATAAGAAAGTCATACTATGAAACTAACCCCTATATATGAGTATGTGCGTAGTAAAATATCCCTTGATTTAACACAGTTTTTGAGGGGGTTTAATTTACAAGGAGATAGTGAAATGCCATGGAACGAGAATTACGCAAAGAATGAAAAGAATATGAAGCGTAGTGATATAAAACAGACGGCCCAACGGCTGAAAAAGAAGCAGTAGCATGAAAAATTATTACGGAGTAGTCGAGAGCAGAGCAGATCCCAAGCAGTTAGGCAGGGTTCGTGTCCGTGTATTGGGTATCCACACAGAGGACAAGGTACAGCTCCCTACCACTGATCTACCATGGGCCACAGTATTATCACATGATGGCAGTAATAGTGGATTAGGCACTACGCCATCGTTCTATGTAGAAGGCACATGGGTGCTCGTAGACTTCTTTGATGAGCATATGCAAGAGCCATATGTCATAGGCGGCCTGCCTGGTATACCAAAGGAGGCAGTCAATACAAGTCTAGGGTTTAATGATCCGGCCGGCACGTATCCTAAAGCAGTCAATGTATCTGATGTACATGAGAACGCTAGAGGCAGTCTTACAGCTACAAGCCCAGTCGCTAGAGATAGCATCAGGAAAACGGCAGTACCTACAGCAGACTTTGATTCCACCACTGTTTCCACAGTATCTGGCAGTCTTACAGTAGCCAGTAGTGATGGCAGTACCTTTGATGAGCCACTTGTAGTAGACGGCACGTATAAGCCTTCGTATCCCTCTAACCATGT